GTTGCCCACTTGCGAGTTACGATATCTAAACGTTTCCACGCAGGAATTTCATCATCATCTGCTTTGGCATCAAGCCAAATATAGTAAGGAGTATCATTCATATTTTTTTCCTTCGTTTTTATCAAAAATTCGCTGCTCGATTGCAGCTACAAGCTCTTCGGCAAGATTCGGATTGAACTTTACCAAGAAATGAGCAACATCACCAGCTGGAATATGACGCAAATTATGCATAATTTCATCAATTCCTCTATGTATCTGTGTTTCTTCCCATTGTGCTAACATAATTTCTCACATTTCATAAAAAGTATTGCTCGGAATAATAAATTTACCGTCTTTTTTTGCTTTTCCGAGCGTTTCAAGCAATTTTAACTCAATTTTAAGTTCTTCAGCCGACAAATTTTGTAAATATTCTTCATAATCGTCCCAATCTTCATTACTCCAACCTTTAGGATTCATTTTTCATCATCTCCGCATGTTGGAAATCTCTTTTGCTTCTTTATTCGTGAAAACCGGCACGGCATTTGACTTATGCATCGTAGCCACACCTTTCATTTTATCGCCGGTATACAAAAATGGAAGTTTTTTTGTGCAAGGTACAAAACCTGTATTTACGGACGCAAACCTAGGCGTTTCTCTGCCTGCAGGAATCTTAGGTAAAGGAACACTTGCGGAAATAATCTTGGATTTTGTTTTACTGAAATTGGTAGACATTGAATTAATGGACAGTAGCCATTCTTCGTGCTGAAGTCTTTTTGCTTTTGAAACTTTCCGTTTTTTTGATTTTGGAATGTAACCGTGAATAATCATAATAATTCTCCAATGTAGAAGAACCATTATACTACGGAAATAAGTGAATGTCAATACATATGTTGTACGGAAACAACATTAATACCAATACCTTTATTTGAAACGGCAGCATACCTACTTATACTAAAAATAATTAAAAATTTAGGTAATATTACTCTTTCTTACCTTGTGAAATTTCGAGTTCTTCGAAATTCTCATCTTCCCAATGTTTCAACTGCTTCTTCACTTCAGAATGTTCACCCCTGCGTTTTTTACTATGTAAAAAGTTTTTGGCGTAAATGTAATCATCATTATAGTCTTGGTTCTTACGGAACTTACCTACAAATTTGGTCACTTGTAATCTCCTATTTCATGGTTTCAAACGTTATGCCTTTTATTTTAGTTTCCGGCATATTATGCATATCCTCTTGTGATACGTAAGTTATATCAGCATTAGGATAACAAATCTTTATAATTTTGAGAAGTTGGCAGACTGTGCCATCTGAATCATTGAATGTAAATACTTCATCAACATATTTTAAGCTTTTAATAATTTCTCTGCGTGTTTCATAAGTTTGTACAAAACCTCCGAGTGTCCACATCATCCACCAATCAGTATGGACACCAACAATAAGGTGGTCGCCCCGATGGTGACATTTTTTAATATAATTTAATTCTTCAATAGATAGGGGATCAAAAGCACCGCAAATAACGACAATTCTCTCTTTTTCGTACATTTAAGGTAATAGGTCTGGAAAAGCTTCCTTTACAAATTTATAATCTAGGCCCCTTACACCTAAATCTTTACTTAAAATGCCAATCACAACTTCGGCTTCACGGGGCTCCAGTCTTTCTAACAACTGCAACAGCAACTCTTTTCGTTTTTCTATAGTGAGTATTTCTGCATTAGGATGTCCTTTTTGAAACAAATATAATTTACGTAATTCAACTGATAATTGTGTTCCAGAAAGTCCAGGCAAAACATCCGTTGGCACTTCATAATCATCAGGCATTTCAGTTATTAACCATTGATGATTTGGATGAAAGGCCAGTTGAAGCACCTGTACCAATGTAGTTGACAGATTTTTTTCAATTACTGCCATTCTGTCTTTTTTAGATGAAACCATTTCAAATTCATCAAATATTTCATATATACTTTTCATCAAAATTCCTCTATCACTTCCATTAAGTTTTTCAGCTTGTGTTCAATAAAATAATTTAACAACTTACCTTTAGCAGGTTTTGTTTCTTCATAGGTATTTATAATTTTTGCTTTGATTTCTGTGGGAATAAAAGTCAAATCAATTAAGGATTGATTACGAGCAAAGTTGGTTTGGTCAGTTTCACTATACTTCTCCACCTGTTCATCTAGGTACTTATCTAATGTTTTCTGTGTGATTGGTTTCTGACGGAGGTCACGGACAAAACAATCAGAGGGTGAAAAGATGTTGGGTATACCATCACCTTTATCTCCACGAATAATCTTCTCCTTGAGTTCCAATTTAGGGTTTTCCGATTTCACAAATTTCTTTTGTGATGGATTGTATTGTTTTACATTACTGCCATATTGTTGCAATTGAAGAAAATCACCATCACTAGATAAAATCAAAATCTTTTGGTGTGGTGAATAGATTGGTACCAATGTGCCAATAATATCATCGGCTTCAGCACCTTCAACATCCAATACTTTATATGGAAAATTATCTTTGAGTTCTTGTTTTAGTTTACCTAGAATATCAAAAATTGAGTGCCAATCCAAGTCCGATTTATCACGGGTTTTTTTACGATTTGCTTTATAGAAAGGGAAAAACTCTTTACGCCAATATTTACGGTTATCACAACACAATACCACTTCACCATATTCCGCTTTAAAGTTTTTTACATGAGTACGAATGATATTCAATACCATGTGACGAATTAAAGTTTCTTCCAACTTGCCTTTGTGGTTGGCAATTTGTGCCATTAAACCGGCCAATAACACTTGATTTAAATCAATGAGAATCATAACAAACTTTCAATAGTTTCCAATAGACCTATTGTATCATGTTTTTATCAGTTTGTCAAACGTTTTTTGAATAAAGGCGTCAGATGTGGTGGTACGCTTTGCAAATATACCAAACCAATTTTGTGGTATTAAGTTTGAAATGTATTCACATGGATCGGCAAAGATGGCTTCAAATTTATCAACATTATATAATTCACCATCTTCTTGTTCTTTGAATAAAATTACATGATATTCATCACCTATGGCATTACCACCAACCTTCTCACCTGGCTCTTTATATGTTGCACCTTCAATATGCAAATCATCTTTTGTGTCGCCAGGTAAAACGAATATGGCATCATAACCATCTTTACTAAATTCTTTTAAGAAGTCTAACATTCCAATCCTTTAATGTGTGATTTTCTAACTCTTACCATTATCCATGTGTTATAGTAATCATCTGATTCCATTACACCACGAACAAACTGTTCTTTTGCTTCGAGATAACCACATACGCCTTTAGATTTACATAAGTGTAGTATTTCACGGACAAATTTTTCATGTCCTAATTGTAACACATCTTTCTGTAAGGTGTCACTACTTCCATAGTAAGTTTGCCAGTTTGAACTGGCTTTATACCGTTTCTTTTTACCTTTGACTTGTTTGGTTTTGGCAGAATAAAAAAACTTTTTGCCTATGTATTTTTTACCATTCGTCAGATTGGTTATCTGATACACGAACCCGTAGTTATCACCAATCAAGTCTTCCGTAAAATCTTTACCATCATATTGCCAGTTTAGTCCCATTCCTTAGTGTCCAAATCATCGTCATCATCCTCTATATAGTCCTCGGATAATTCTTCGATTTGTTCACCGCAGAATGGGCAATGCTCTGGCAATTCTTGTGAAACTAATTCTTCTGTAAATTGAACTGTGTATTGTGATTCACAACTTAGGCAATCGCCCGATAATGATTTATTTGTCATTTAAATCCTTAATGAGCCCAAACATCACCCCAATTTCCTGATAAAGAGCCTTTTGCATAATCAGTTGCTCTATTCTCAAAGAAATTTGTATGTGTTGGTGCGTTAATCATTTCCTCTACCCATGGCAAAGGATTACGTTTCACTTTAAACTGACCTTTGAGTCCTAATGAAATCAATCTACGGTCGGCAATATAACGAATATACTTCTTAACATCTTCAGCAGATAAATCTTCCATGGCGCCCATTGCGAATGCCAAGTCAATAAACTTATCTTCTAATTCTACCATGCGTTCAGCAATAGTGTATAATCTACCTTTTAATTCATCGTTCCAAATTTCACGATTTTCTTCTATGTATGTCCGGAACAATTTAATCATATTCTCGGTGTGTTGTGTTTCATCAACGATAGACCAAGTAACAATCTGACCCATACCTTTCATCTTGCCGTGGCGTGGAAAGTTCAATAACATAATGAATGATGAGAACAACTGCATACCTTCAGTAAATGCGGAGAATACGGCAATGTGTGTTGCTGTATTTTCTTTAGTGGTATTTTGACCAGAGATATTCATAACATAATCGTGTTTCTCTTTCATCTCAGCATAGGCCATAAACTCATTGTAGGTTGTGTCTGGAAGACCCAAGGTTTCAATTAAGTGTGAGTACGCAGCAATGTGTAAGGCTTCTCTTGCGGCGAACCCCAATAACATCATCCTAATTTCTGGTTGTGGGAAATAAGGAAGATAATTATTAACATACCCACCAGCAACGTCAATGTCTCCTTGTGTAAAGAATCGGAAGATATGTGTGAGAAATTGTTTTTCTTCTTTAGTAAGTTTCTTCTTCCAATCCTTAACATCTTCCAACATTGGAACTTCTGTGTGTAACCAATGAGATTGCTCATGCTTAAGCCATGCATCATAAGCCCAAGCATAATTAAAAGGTTTAAAATATGAACGTTCATCGGTCATCCTTGATTCTGTTTTTTTAATCATTCTTCTCTCTATACATTAAATGAGGAACCGCAACCGCAGGTACCTTTAACTTCGGGATTTGTTATAACAAACTGTGAATTGAATTTTTCTTCTTTATAATCTATTGTTGCTTTCATTAAATATTGTGCTGACATAGAATCAACAAACACTCTAGTGCCATCTTTTTCAATCACAAAATCATCTTCTTCTTTATTATCTTCAAAAGAAAACTCATATTGAAAACCAGAACAACCTCCACCTTTAACAGATATTCTTAATGCTAAATTAGGATTCTTTTCTTCAACAATCAAATCTGTAATTTTATTGAAAGCGTTATCGGTTACAGTAATCATTTTATACCTTACATGAACATTTAAGTTCGTAATCTTTTATTGCTGCTTTAATAGCGTCTTCCGCAAGGATACTACAATGAATCTTAACCGGCGGGAGTGC